CATTACACTATTGGCACTCCATGCTTCAAAGGTTATCATAGCATGGACTACGGAACTGATTGGATGACTACATTCACTCATACGATTAACCCACTCACAGGAATATTTAGAAGTAAATTATAACAACTAACCTATACGGAGTTGTAAATGGATGATGCAAATAAAATCAAAAACTTACATGAAAAGACAGAATCATGAATAAGGGTGAAAAACATACAGAAGAAGCTAAGAAGATGATTAGCGAGGCTATGAAAGGTAATTCTAATCATAAGGGTAAGGTTTGGAGCGATATAATAAGAAAATTAGGTATCCAAGACGATCATAAACAATTACATGAAGTAGCTTATGCTTTATTTACTAAAGCTAAAGATGGTGATATTGCAGCAATAAAAGAAATTGGCGATAGAATTGATGGCAAATCAGTAGCCACAACAGAAATAACAGGGGCAGAAGGATCAGAACTGCCTGTAAACATAGCTGTAAACTTTTTGAAAAAAGATGGAAGTTAATCAATCTGACATATTAGACGCTAACTTTCCTGATAAATTAGAGTTCTTATTTCAACCTTATCGGTACAAAGTAGCATACGGTGGTCGAGGTTCTGGTAAATCATGGGGATTTGCTAGGGCATTACTATTAGAAGCAACAAAAAAAAGACTCAGAATACTCTGTGCTAGGGAAATACAACGGTCTATTAAACAATCTGTGCATCAGTTATTATCAGACCAAATACAGGTATTAGAACTAGGAAAGTTCTTTGAGATATTAGAAACAGAAATAAGATGTAGAAACGGATCACAGATTAATTTTACAGGTCTAGCTAATAACACAGTAGAAAGTATTAAATCATTTGAGGGTGTCGATATTGTATGGTGTGAAGAAGCACAGACAATATGTAAAAAGTCTTGGGATATTCTCATACCCACTATTAGGAAACCAGAATCAGAGATATGGGTTAGCTTTAACCCTGACCTGGATACTGACGACACTTACACAAGGTTTGTAGTAAGTCCACCTAGTGATGCCAAGGTTGTTAAAATTAATTATACTGATAACCCTTGGTTTCCTGATGTATTAGAAAAAGAACGAAAACACGCAGAGGCTAATAACCCTGACTACGAGAATATATGGTTAGGTGAATGTAAGTCTGCTGTTGATGGTGCTATCTACGCTAATGAGATAAGAGAAGCACAAGAAGAAGGTCGAGTATGTAATGTGCCTTATGACCCTGAGCTTAAAGTTCATGTGGTTATGGACTTAGGTTGGAATGACTCTATGTCAATTATCCTATGTCAAAAAGGTGTGTCAGATGTTCGTATTATTAAATACATAGAAGATGACCACAGAACACTTGACAGTTATTCTGCTGAACTAAAGAACTTACCTTATAATTGGGGTCAAATGTATCTACCCCATGATGGTCAATCTAAAGACTTTAAACATGGTATATCAGCAGAAGATATAATGAATAGAAATGGTTGGGATGTTCGCATTGTGCCAAGACTAGATGTTGAGTCTGGTATTAAGGTTAGTCGTATGAACTTCCATCGTATATACTTTGATAAATCTACAAGTCGTTTAATCGACTGTTTAAAACATTACAGACGAAGTATTAGCCCATCTACTAACGAACCTGGTTCACCAGTTCACGATGAGTATTCACATGGAGCAGATGCTTTTAGGTATTTGAACGTATCTTTAGACAAAATGACCAATGAAACATGGGGAAGTCAAGAGATACATTATTCTAATTTAGGAATTGTTTAATGGCACAACAAAATTCAATGACCGATGAAGAAATATTGCATCAGATAGTTAATGAGGAAAATATTGCTTACGGTATAAATGACTCACAACTATCAGCAGAACGTGCAGAAGCTATCCAATATTATCTTGGTGAGCCTTTTGGTAACGAAGTCGATGGTCGTTCACAGGTTGTATCTTATGATGTACAAGACACGATTGAATCTGCATTACCACAATTACTAAAGGTATTTGTATCTGGTGATGAAGTTGTAAGGTTTGAGCCAAAGAACCCTGAAGATGTAGCTGCAGCCGACCAAGAAACAGATTACGTTAATCACATTGTAATGGATAAGAACAATGGGTTTGAAATCTTTTATGTATGGATGAAAGATGCTCTGTTATCTAAGAATGGTTATGTAAAAGCGTATTACGAAGAATACGAAGAATACGAGGAAGAAGAATATAGAGGTCTAACCGATGGTCAACTAGACATGTTGGCACAAGATGACAACATTGAAATACTAGAGCATGACGCATATCCTGATCCGTCTGTTGAGCCAATGCCTATCACACCTCAGATGGCAACACCATTAGATGTTAATGTAGAAGATGGCACAATCTCTACTGAACAACAAATGGCTCAAGCATTTATGCAACCTATGTTGCATGACGTTAAGATTAAAGTCAGAGAAATGTCAGGTGAAATCTGCATTAAAAACGTATCGCCTGAAAACATCATGGTATCTGTTGACTGTACAGGTACAGACTTAAATACAGCACGTTTTGTGCAACATCGTGAGCTACAAGACCCAGCAGAAGTCGCAGAACAATTTGACATGGACTTATCAGAAGTCGAAGAAATTATGAACGCAGATAATGATGCGTTTGAATTAGAGGCTAATGCTCGTGATATTTACCAAGAACAATACGACAGAGCTGTAACTGATGGCAAGATATTAGTTCGTGATACATACTTTATGGTCGATGGTGAACGCAAACGCTATGTGATTATTGGCAACCAAATCATCTATCAAGAAGAAACTTGTGACCATGTACCATTTGCTTGTATTACACCTATGATTATGCCACACAGACACATTGGTCGTTCATACACAGATTTAACTCGTGACATTCAGTTAATCAAATCTACATTGATTCGTGGTCAGTTAGATAATATGTATTTGGCTAACAATGGTCGCTATGCGGTGTCTGACCGTGTTAATTTAGATGATATGCTAACCTCTCGACCAGGTGGTATTGTTCGTGTACAAGGTGAGCCAGGTTCTGCTGTATTACCTTTATCTCATGCACCATTCCCTCCAACCTCATTCACGATGGTTGAATACATGGATAGCATGAAAGAGAAACGCACAGGTGTGACTGCATACAACCAAGGGTTAGATAGCAACTCACTTAACAAAACAGCAACAGGTGTGCAACAGATTATGTCTGCAGCACAACAGCGTTTAGAATTAGTCGCTAGAACATTTGCAGAAACAGGTATCAAAGACTTATTCTTACTTGTACATCGCCTAGTTCGTCAGAATGTAACTAAACCTGACATTGTAAGACTACGCAACCAATGGGTTGAGATTGACCCTCGTGAGTGGAAGAATCGTAAAGACTTATCTATCTCTGTTGGTTTAGGTGCAGGTAATAAAGACCAACAAATGTTCCACCTTACAAACATTCTACAAATGCAAAAAGAAGCATTACAAGCTGGTCTTACTGATCCTAGCAAGATATACAATGCGTTGGCTAAACTTACACAGAACGCAGGATTTAAAAACCCAGAAGAATTTTGGAATGACCCTGCTAATCAAACGCAACCACAACAAGCTATGCCAAGTCCACAAGAACAGCTTATCCAAGGACAATTACAAATTGAGCAAACAAAAGCTCAAGCAGATATGCAGTTGGAGGCACAGAAAAATCAAGCTGATATGGAACAAGAGCAATTACGTTCACGCAATGATATACTCATAGAACGTGAGAAGATTGCATCACAGGCTGAGCTAGAAAGATTTAAAGCACAACTAAAAGCCGAAACAGACTTAGCAATCGCTAACATAAAGGCACAGTATGGCGGATAAGATATTAGCAGAAATTAAACGTGGTGATGATGCTAAAAAGATATTAGAGAATAAAGTCTATATCGAAGCATTTGAAACCGTAAAGAACAACATCATTGATGCAATGAATACAAGTCCATTAGGTGATGATAAGACACACAATCGCCTAGTCATTGCTCTACAAACCTTGTCACAGATTGAGAAAGCACTTACTGACGTTATGCAAACAGGTAAGATGGCTAAAATCCAAGTGGAAGATAAAAGGTTTAGAGTATTCGGATAAAGAATTTAGACATTAGTCTATCTGGGTGCTAGTACCTAACTAGCAAATAAAAAGGAAATATTATGAGTGACCAACCAACTATGGAGTCACCACAAAGTCGTTTAGAAGCGATGCTTGGTGACATATCTAACGAACCACCTAGAGTGGACGAAGATCAACCACAAGAGGAACAGGAAGAATTATCTGCCGAACCTGAATTAGAAGGTGAGGATATAGAAGATGAGGAAACCGAAGATGACGAGCCAGATGCCGAGGCTGACGAAGAAGAAGATTCTGATGAGGAACAAACTGCTGAAGTCGTTAAGCTAAAAGTAAATGGTGAGGAAGTCGAGAAACCTCTT